ACCGAATATTTATCTGACGCATCGTACATTCGTCCTCTTGTAAATCGTGCTGCGCCATGAGATACCATTGCATCTTTTTCCATTTCACCAAAACGTAAACCACCGTCGCGACTACGACCTTCAGCAGGTTGTCTGGTCAAATTTACCATAGGACCAATAGAACGACTATGAGCCTTATCATTAACCATATGTTTTAATCTTTGATAAAATACTGGACCCATGAAAACACTACATTCTACTTGTTCACCAGTTAAACCATTGTGTAACAATTCATTACCGTGAGCTTCATATCCTAATTTAATCAATTCGTCGCAAATATCTTTCACTTCAAATTGTCCAAAAGATGTACCATCTCCGAATAATCCTAATTCTACTAATACTTTACCTAATACGGTTTCTTTTAACTGTCCAATAGTCATACGAGATGGTATAGCATGAGGGTTAATAATAATATCGGGTTTTACGCCACTTGCAGTAAATGGCATATCTGCTTCAGGAATAATATTACCAATAGTACCTTTTTGGCCGTGACGTGATGAATTACCAGTAAATGAACATTTACCATTTCGTCTTACCAGAAATACTTCGGATGGAACTCTTAAACAATAAACTTTCCCTTGATAATCAAATACTTCTTCTATTTGTCCATTTTGTTCATGTTTATGACCGTGATTTAAGGTAGGAAATAATCTTTTTTTACGAATACCAATATCCCATGCTGTAGCTGTTGTGGTTATAATTCTTCCATCCTTCATTACGCTGGAACATCCTGCTTCATATCTAGATGTATAATAAGCTGTATATCCCGCATGTTGTGCTAATATTTGAATATTATCTCGTAATTTAATAGATGAAGTATAATAATGTAATGATGTTGCTGTTTCATGCCCGTCACCCAGACATAATGCATATAACAATATTTTTGTTTGACGTTCACTTAATGATGTATACCATTCTGGTAAATATTTATTTACAGCACCAACGCTATATTTTTGAAATTCATGTGTCAAATTTTTATTATTTATATACCACTTAAATGAATTTTTATTCATAGAATAATTTACATTTAATATTTCACATGATTTTTTTAATTGTTCTTGAACTCTAGGCTTATTGGCCGCATATTCAATTCTACATATATAATCTTTTTCATTAATATATGTCCAACCTTCTGCTATGAAAATTCCGAATAATATTAAAAATGCATCACACTTTTCACCAGTGTAAATATCATCATTTATCTTAATTTCTAAATCAGGATTGTTTACTGGAGAAGAACCTGATTGGAAACGTACACGCTTTCCTATCATTTCTTCGGCAGGAATAAGTTGATAGTCTTTTTTATCACGTTTTTGAATCCACATTCTGTGATTCAATGTTACACATTGACTGATTCCTTGTGTTTCAACATTGTACATTTTACCAATATGATCAAATTCTAAAATTTCCAGAGGTTTAACATATTCTAATGTATTATTTGTTCTATTTAATTGACCAATTAAATCACTATCTTTAACCTCATTAATTGGTATCCAACCACGATTTAATGTTAATACATCATGATCACTTGTCATACAGAATTTATCACCAATTACGGGTTTTCTTACAATTCTCAATCGCACTTTTGCAAAATTATATCCTTCACCATTTCTGTCTATATAATTTTTATCCACATACGTTTCCTCTACTGTTCTATGAATACGACTTTGATCCTCATATTTAATTACTTTTGTATGATCATTCCTATTTTCTTTAATAGGCGTCACTTTAGCAATAATTATATCACGGTTTTCTACTAATGTATTTTCTGGTATAACTCCTTTACTGTTTACTTTATTATAATTACCAAATTTCATACCTTTTGTTTTTGTAGGATCTGGCTTACAACGAATCTCTTCATCCCCGTTAATTTTCTGTTTATCTTCATCTTTTTCTGTATGATAAATAGTTGTCACAAATAGTCCTCTATCAATGGAACCTTTATTGAATAACAATGAATCCTCTTGGTTGTAACCAGTGTGAGTCATAATAGCAACAACCACATTTGTACCAGAAGGAATCTTATTTAGCTGTATTAAATTCATTACCCGTGTATCTACCAAAGGTCTACTAGGATAATTCAAGACATATGCAGTTTTATCCATACGATTTTCGTAGTTCGTGACATATACTCCCATTGCTTGCTTACCTTGCGCACACTGATAACAATTTCTCGGTGACTGGTTATGCTCTGGAAATGGAATACATGATGCTAAAACACCGAAAATGGTACTAGGATGAATTTCACAATGGGTATATTTATATATTTTATCACTTGTTTGTATTAATTCTTTTGGTTTTGTAGCAATCATAGACCAACTTTGTTCATCTGAATCAATGTATTCAATTACAGATTCTTTATTATCATAACTTATTAATAAATTTTCCCATTCCATTTCATTATTTTTTAATTTTTCTATTAATGATTTTGTAATTAAAATATTATTATTTTTAACTCGTAATAAAGGTCTAACCATTCTACCACCGTCATTGCAAACACGTAATTCTTTATTTTTATAATCAAATATGATAGAAGTATATATATTAATAATACCCTTATACTTCTTATCTTTTAAAGAGATATATAAAGATTGCGGTTCATCTGTAATTCCAACCCAAGCACCATTAATAAATACTTTCACTTTATTATATAGATCTGTTACAGAATCTATATTGGTAATGTTAGTAATATTAGGAATAATATAATCATATAAAGATAAAGAGTTGGAATGAATTGTTATATGGGTCATGTAACTCAAATTTTTTACAATACCAACGGACTGACCTTCTGGAGTTTCTGCAGGACACAAAAATCCCCATGTCGTATTATGTAATTTACGCGGTGGAATTAATTTACCACTTTTATCAGTAGGCGTAGATATTCTTCTTGCATGACTCAAACTAGAAACATACGTTAGTCTATTCAATACTTGAGCAACGCCTACTTTATTAGAATTCGTATTTTTAATACCAAAATCACCTGTAGCTAATGCTCTTTTTAAACCATTTTCAATAGTAGTTGATTTGATTATTTTGCATATATTTGTAAAATTAATAATATTTTCATAATCATCTTTTGATTTCCACGATCCTGTGTTAATTTCACGAATTACTTGTTTTTCCATATCTTTTACCAATTTATTGAAATAATTTCTAAAAAGATTGTTTAACAAGGCTCCAGTCAAATCAATACGCTTATTTATATAAGAATCCCTATCGTCTTGCTTAATCATTTCAAAGTTCGCTTGAAGTAGTTTATTGGTCATGTAACCTAAGAAGTATACTTTTTGTGTATGATTATGACAATGTGGAAATAAATCGTTATTCAAAATATCCATAGTGAATTCCAATTTCTTCTTAGCACCTGTTTCTCTGTCCATATTTATTGGCGTGTACATCGCAAAACCAGTAATATATCTAATACATTCTTCTTTTGATAAATATTTATTTGCATCAATAATAGATCCTTGTAATGCTTCTAATAATTTTGCATTTTCATTATTACTTAAATCCAATAATATTTTTTCACAAATTTCTTTATCCGAAATTACACCTAGAGCACGGAATAGTATAAACAATGGGATTGGTTGTTTTACACGAGGTATTTGTACAAAGATTGGATTTCCAAAACCATTATTTTTAGAACTAATCATCATATTAATTTGTTTTGGAGAAATACATTTGAAATCAGGCACCGATTTTATTTCCGCAATCCATGTATATTTTGTGTTGTTTTTGGATACATTAAAACAATATACTTTGTTTTCAGCAGCTCTTTCTTGACCTAAGACCGTCTTCTCAGAACCGTTAATAATAAAATAACCACCTGCGTCAAATTTACATTCACCGGTTTGGACATTTTCAAAATGTTTGTATTGATTTAATACACAAATATTAGATTTCAACATAATAGGTAATTTACCAATATGTATTCCAGGAAGTGTTTTATAAAATATTTGCGTACTTTCTAATTCAGGACCACTTCGGATAACATATTTAATGTTCACGTCTACCGTCATAGAAGAAGCATATGTAAAATTACGTAATCGCGCTTCTTGTGGAAACATTAATTTAATTGCACCATTGTTTTCATGGATTTGTGGTCTGTAAATATTAAAATTTTCAAAATTGACAAAAATTTCTAACGAATATTTTTTATTATTTGGATCGTAATCCTGTTCTGACACAATATGAACAGGATTAAACATTTCTATTGTTTTTGATATTTGATACCCTACAAAATTGTTGTATGATTCTAATTGATGTCGCACTAATCTTTCCAAATGTTGACCTTTGAAATAAGATTCAATAATATTCCAAGGTGTTTCAATATATTGATCATTTTCTAGATCAAAAGTCTCAACATTATTCATTTCAGAATTCATTTTATTAAAATGCAAGTTTGACATCAATCAAGGTATAATAATTATTTCAATTTATTTTTATATTGTTTTGAAATGATTTAAAAATTTTATTTTATGTAATAAAAAATGGATGAATATAACAATTTAACCTATAATAATTATATGACTCCTTTAAAAATAGTATATTATAATAATTATTTAATTAAAATAAATAATAAAAATAAAGTAAAACATACGATTCCTATAATTCAACAAAATAATCATCCATCTTTAATACCAAAATTGAAACGATGTAGTAGTAGTTATTCAGATATTCCTAGTTGTAAAAAAATACACTTGGATGATTTGACAGAAGATATAAATATAAATATTGATGTAGAAATTAATACTATAACCGATATACTAGGATTAATTGATAAATATAAAATAGAACCCAATGTTACGTATAATATTAATATGGAGTCTTTACACAAAATTAAAGAACCGTTAATAGAATTAAATAATATGATTGGAATGAAAGAAGTAAAGACTAATATTGTTGAACAAATTATTTATTTTATACAAGAATTACACAGTAATTCTCATGATTTTATGCATACAGTAATTTATGGACCTCCTGGTACAGGCAAAACCGAAATAGCAAAAATTATGGGTAAAATATTCTCTAACATTGGTCTTCTTTCTAAAAATATATTCAAAAAGGTGACCAGAAGTGATCTTATTGCTGGTTACGTAGGTCAAACTGCTTTGAAAACAAAAGATGTTATTAAAGAGTCCATCGGCGGTGTTCTTTTTATTGATGAAGCTTATGCACTTGGGAATAGTGAAAAGAAAGATACTTTTTCAAAAGAATGTTTAGATACCTTATGTGAAGCACTGAGTGATCATAAACAAGATTTAATGGTAATTATAGCTGGATATGAAAATGAATTAAACAAATGTTTCTTTAATTATAATCAAGGACTTGAATCTAGGTTTGCGTGGAGATTTAAGACCGAAGAATATTCTGGTAAAGATTTATATGATATTTTTATTAAAAAGGTAAAAGAGATAGACTGGGCTATATCCGAAACAGAAAATAATATAACACCTGTTTGGTTTGAAAAAAATATAGAACATTTTAAATTTTATGGAAGAGATATTGAAAGTCTTTTAGCAAAAACAAAAATAGCTCATAGTAAAAGAGTTTTTTGTAAAGACAAAACATTTAAAAAGAAATTAACGTTACAAGATTTAGATAATGGATTAGAAATGTATTTGAAAAATAATGAATCACAAATGGATCGTAAAAACAATTTAATTAAAAAACAAATACAATACTCTATGTATAATTAAAGCAAATTTACTAGTTTATTTGTTATAATATTTTATAATTATTTATAATAACAAAATGTCTAATAAACGGATAGAAATAAATCCTGCTCTATTTTCAATTAATGGAGCAAATAAAACAAAAAAAAAAAAAGAAAAAATGCCTAAGCCAGTAATTACTAATATTATTTCACCGAATGTATTAAAAAATAAATTACTAAAAAGAATTAAAGAGCATAAGAATCGTGAAATAAATAATGCTACTAATGCATGTAATAATGATATACCCAAAACGAGTATTAACTTATCTAGTGATGTCATTAATAATGTATCTCAAGAAGTATCTAATGATATTTTAAAGTATTCAGATGAATTCAATGATTCCATTAATTATTTACAGAGTTTGTCCAAGCAAAAAAAAATGGAAGATGAGAAAATTTTATATGAAAAACAAAGATTGAAACGAAGGGAAGAATTGCAAAATACTACTTTGAAAAATTACCATTCTTCGCCATTTGTTTATAATGATTTACCAGATGATTTAAAAGAGCCATTAGTTACAGTGGATACAAGTAAATTACAAATAAATAATTTAAATCCGATTGATTTAAGATATAAAGTGGATTCGGTTGTACCATATGGTGTTTTAAAAGGTGGAATCAAGCCAACCATGCGCGAATGGAATAGAACGTATAAAAATAGAGATGTTATTACTCCAAATACTACACCAAGTATAATTACTATTTCTGGAAACAGTGAAAGAGAGAACAAATTAAATGCATTAAAAGAGAAAATCAAAGAAAAACAAAAGCAAATATTACAAAAAACGACTGTTGCACCTAGTTTACATCTTACAAATGCTAATATGATTAGTAACAATAATATAAATAATAATATAATATCCAAAATAGATGTTGAAACACAAATAAATAACGATGTAAAACCTTTAACGGAACTTTCTACCCATAATAATATAGACGAAAAACAACCTGAAACCAA